TGTAACTGATACAGTAAATGTAACGGCAGCTGGTGCATTAATGGAGAGTGAAGTCACTAACCTAGCACAAGTTAAAGCATTTGATTCAGCAGATTATGCAACTGCAGCACAAGGAACATTAGCAGATTCAGCTTTACAAGATATTACTGGAGAATCTGTTGGAGATTTATCTGATGTAACTATTACAAATGCTACAAGTGGTCAAGTACTTAAATACAATGGAAATACTTGGGTTAATGATTCAGACACAGATACCGGAATATCAAATCTCGTAGAAGATACAGCTCCACAACTCGGCTTTAGTTTAGACACTAACGGCTACAACATTAACTTTAAGGACAATAATAGAGCTGTTTTTGGTGGTTCAGGTGACCTGAGTATCTACCATAACGGGCTTAATAGTTTCATTGAAGAAACAGGCACTGGTGATTTATTCATCAGAGCTTATGACAACCTCTTACTTCAATCACCAGATAGTGGTAGCGGTTGGCAGACAATGCTCAAGACTAATGGTCTTGGCACTACGGCATCTGTAGATATTACTTACGGAGGTGCAACCAAGTTATCAACAACCAACACAGGCATTGACGTAACAGGCACGGTGACTGCTGATGGATTAACTCTTGATGGTAACTTAGATACGTCTAATACAACTATTACAGGTGACTTAGATGCATCCAACTCAACCATTACAACTTTAGAATCACAAACTCAAGCGAATGAGTTAGGTCGTATTAACAGTTCTGATCAATGGGTTCCATTTGTATACACAGAGTCAATTTCAAATACATTACAAGATGCTATTCCTCCAACTTTAAATGCTAATAATGATATTGTTAAAACCGTTTATAGTAAATCATTAGATAGATATACAAGTGGTGGTGAATTATTATTAACATTTATTAATAATACTGGAACAAACAAATACTATTGTACTAAGAGAGTACTATTTAGTAGAGATGAAAGTGCTGGCGCAAATGGTGTATTTAATACAACAGAAACTAGCATAGGTGATGCGGCAGAATTAGTTGATAGTATTGAAATTCAAGAAAGAACAGTTAGCTCTGATTTATATTTAGATGTAACAGTTACTTCTCCTAATACTGCAATTGCAGAAGCAGAATTTACTAGAGTTGTAGGAGAAATAAAATATACTAGTGTGCCAATTTTCTTAACGGCATCAGGATATTAAAATTTTGAGGATAATATTATGGCAGATAATGATAAAATTTCTTCAGCCCTTGGTATTCGACCATTGTCTGAAATTGATGAAGAAGAACAAAATTTACCAGTTGTAGAAACGGTAGAAGAAACTCCTCTTGCAATTATTCCAGATGACGACGAAAATGTTCAAGATTTAGAACAAGTCCGTCAAAATATTCAAGGTATTATTGAAAAAGGCGAAGATGCAATCGCAGAAATGCTTGAAATTGCAAAACAGTCTGAGCAGCCAAGAGCATTTGAAGTTGTATCAACATTAATGAAAACAATGTTAGATGCAAACAAAGATTATGCAGATGTTTCTACTAAGAAAAAATTTGCTAAAGAAGAATTAAGCGGTCCAAAACAAGAAACAAATGTTGTAAATAATAACTTAATTTTATCTACTAATGATTTATTGAAAATGATTAAAGATAACAAAAACAACAAAGAGGATAAAGTAATCGATGGGTGATGGTTATCTTGGTAATGTCCACCTTAAAAAGGTAGCAACTGATATTGAATGGACACCAGAACTTCTTCAAGAATATATGAAGTGTTCCGATGATCCTGAATATTTTGCTAAAGAATATATGAAAATCGTTCACGTGGATCGAGGATTAGTTCCGCTTGAATTATACGATTATCAAAAAGAAATTGTCGATAAAATTACTAATCATAGAAGAGTAGCTGTTCTTACTGCTCGTCAATCAGGTAAAACAACAACCGCAGCAGCTGTAATATTACATTATATTTTATTTAATGAACATAAAACAGTGGCCATTCTAGCCAACAAGGGTGACGCATCGAGGGAAGTTTTAGCCAGGATTAAGTTAGCCTATGAAGCGCTTCCAAAGTGGCTCCAGCAAGGAATAGAGGAATGGAACAAGGGTAATATAGCATTAGAAAATGGTTGTCAAGTATTAGCAGGTACAACAACATCATCAGCCATTCGTGGTAAATCTGTTAACTTCCTATATCTAGATGAGGTAGCATTCATTGAAGGATTCGATGAATTTTTTGCTTCAGTTTATCCTACTATTTCTTCTGGTGAAACAACAAAAATGTTAATGACATCTACACCTAATGGTCTAAATCATTTTTGGAAAACATGTAAAGGTGCAGAAGAAGGAACAAACGGTTATCAATTCGTTAAAGTTATGTGGCACGATGTTCCAGGACGAGATGAGAAATGGAAAAAAGAAACTATTGAATCACTCGATCACGATGAAGAGAAGTTTAATCAAGAATACTGTTGTGAATTCCTTGGTTCTTCTGGAACTTTAATTTCAGGTAGTAAATTAAAACAATTATATCCAGAAAAATGTATTGCACAAAGTGAAGGATTTATACAATATGAAAAACCAATACGAGATCATCAATATGTAATTACTGCTGATGTAGCACGTGGAAAAGGCCTAGATTATTCTACCATAAATATAATAGATATAACAGAAATGCCTTATAGACAAGTTGCAATATTTAGAGACAATTTTATTGGACCTATTGACTTTTCTGGCGTATTACATAGAGCTGGTATTCTATATAACACTGCAGGAATTTTAATAGAAATTAATGACATCGGCGGACAAGTTGCTGATGTATTACTATTAGATCATGGTTATGAAAACCTACTTTATACTTCAAATTCAGGAAGAAGTGGAAAAGTATTAACTGGTGGGTTTGGAAAAAATATAGATAATGGTATAAGAACAACAAAATTAGTTAAAGGTACTGGATGTTCAATGCTTAAAATGTTAATTGAACAGGATCAGCTTTTAATAAAAGATTTAGATACAATTGAAGAGTTAAGCCGTTTTTCAAAAAAAGGCAACTCATATGAAGCAGAATCTGGATTTCACGATGATTTAGTAATGAATCTAGTACTGTTTGCATGGATGACTGAGCAGGAATATTTTAAAGATATGACTGACATAAATACATTAATAAAACTAAGAGAAAAAACTGATGAGCAAATTGAAGAAGAAATGTTGCCTTTTGGCTTCGTTGATGACGGTTCACAAGACTGGGATGATGACGGATTAAGATTATAATGGTTGTAATTAATAAGCAAATCGGTAAATTTATAAATAGAAACAGTGATATAATTAAAAACGCGTTTCTAATATTTAATAAAGGAGAAAAACATGGCTTTTTCCGTAAGTCCTTCAGTAATTGTTCGTGAAGTAGACGCAAGCCAATCAGTACCTGCTGTTGCAACACCACCCGCTGCAATTGCTGGAGTATTTAGATGGGGCCCTACAAACGATCCAATTCTTATTACATCGGAAAATGATTTAGTAGATAGATTTGGTAAACCAACCGATGATAACTATGAAACATTTTTCACGGCGGCAGATTATCTGTCATATTCTAATGCTTTGTACGTAGTTCGTGCAGATGATAGCTCCAATACAGCTACTGCAACAAATATTGTTTACGATTCTAATAATAACATTGTTGTTGCTGACACAACATATGGTGGATTTGAAGCTAAATATCCTGGATCTTTAGGTAATTCACTTGAAGTTGCATGGGTTGATTCATCAGGATACTCAACAGAGTGGTTTGATGTTGGTGGTGTAGATGCAAATGCAGTATCAAATACTCAAGCAGAACAAACAGTAGATTTTGGCTCAACATCAGTAAGCTTTGAAACAGCAAACACGGTTCAATTACCAGCTCTTGGTATTGGAGATGTATTAAAGATTGGTAATTCAAGTGTTGGATATCAAGAATTAGTTGTTTCTGCTTATACAGAAACAGAACAAGAAAGAACATATGGTTCAGGTAATACAGCAGTTACTGTAGTAGAATCATACAAATACGATATTTCTTTCTCAAACAAATATACATTAGCTGAAAGTGATTTAAGTAAATTATCAGTATCAAGAAATTGGCAATATGCTTCATCATTTGGTAAAGCGCCAGATGCAGATCATTTACACATTGCTGTAATTGATAAAGGTGGAGAAATTTCTGGAACAGAAGGTCAAATTCTCGAAAAATTTGAAAATGTTTCAACAGCCGCTGCAGCAGTTACACCACAAGGTGCATCTAATTACTTTGCTAACGTAGTAGAAAATAGATCAGAGTGGATTAAAAATGCAAATACTGCTCATGTAATTTCTACAGTTACCGACCAAACAGCTTCAACTGTTTATGAAAACTTTGTCGGTGGTGCAGATGCTAGTACTGAAACAACAGCAACATTAAGTACACTTGCATTTGCTTGGGATACACTTAAAAATGGAAATGAAATTGATATTTCTGGTGTATTACAAGGTAAAGGTGATAATGATGGTATTAGAGCAAACTATATTGTAGCAAATATTTGTGATACAAGAAAAGATTGTGTTGCTTATATCTCACCTTCTAAAGAAGCAGTTGTAGATGAACTTAAAACTAACGCTAAGATGGAAAATGCTATTGCATACCGTAATAAGATTCAAAATTCATCTTATTGGTTTATGGATTCAGGTTATAAGTATCGTTATGATAAGTATAATGATGTTTATCGTTACACACCACTAAATGGTGATATGGCGGGTCTTGCTTCAAGAGTTGAATCTTGGGAATCACCTGCTGGATTTAGAAAAGGTGTAATTAAAAATGTTATTAAATTAGCATTTAATCCTGGAAAAGCACAAAGAGATTTACTATACGGCTCAGATATTAATCCAGTTATGTCTCAAGTAGGACAAGGTATTGTACTATTTGGTGATAAAACAGGTCTTGGTACTACAAGCGCATTTGACAGACTTAACGTTCGTAGATTGTTTATTGACGTTGAAAAAGCAATTGCTACTGCAGCTGAAAGTTTCCTATTTGAATTTAACGATGAATTTACACAAAGTCGATTCAGAAATATCGTTGAGCCATTCTTAAGAGATATTCAAGGACGTCGTGGTATTATTGATTTTAGAGTTGTTTCTGACTCTACAGTTAATACTCCAGAAGTTATTGATGCTAATAAGTTTAGAGCAAGTATCTTTATTAAGCCAGCTCGTTCTATTAATGTTATTGAACTTACGTTTGTGGCAACAAGAACCGGTGTTGAATTTGATGAAATCGTAGGTCAGTTAGGTTAATAAATAGAGTAAAGGAGAAAATAAAATGGCATTCAATATTAACCAATTTAAATCAGAGCTACAATATGGTGGTGCTCGTCCTACACTCTTTCAGTGTGAAATTACTAATCCTCCTGGTATAAACTTAGGTAATGGAGTAGAAAAATTTCCATTTATGGCAAGAGCAGCTGGTATTCCAGAATCTCAGGTTGGCCAATATATAGTTCCTTATTTCGGTAGACAAGTAAAATATGCTGGTGACAGAATTTTTGCAGATTGGACAGTAACAATTATCAATGATGAAGATTTCGCTGTTCGTAATTCTATTGAAAAATGGCTAGATTTTATCAATTCGCATGATTCGAATACAAGAGCTCTTCCACAAAACTATAAAACTGATGGTATTATTAAACAATATGCTAAAGGCGGAGATCAACCAATTCGAGTTTATCGCTTTGAAGGTATGTTCCCAATTGCAGCAGACGCTATTCAAATGGGTTGGGATCAAGTCGATCAAATTGAAGAGTTTAATGTTACATTCCAGTATGATTTATGGAGAGTTGAAGGCAACGAATCAGACATAACTACATAATTTTTTTATATAATGAGGTCTTGAAATGAAGATTTTCGGTTTCGAAATAAAGCGTGATGCAGAAGAGACTAACCAAGAAATAGTTTCTTTTGCAGAACCAATAAATGATGATGGTGCTATTACGGTAGGTAATGCGCTGGGTGGATTTTACAGTACTATTCTCGATATGGAAGGTACTGCTAAAACAGAATCCGAGTTAGTAACAAAATATCGTTCTTTAAGTCATCAACCAGAGGTATCACAAGCGGTTGATGAAATTATCAATGAAGCAATAAGCGTTGACAACGACGAGAAAGTTGTTGAGCTTGTTCTAGACGATACAGATTTACCAGATAAAGTAAAAGAAAAACTTGTTGACGAGTTTGAAGATGTATTAAGATTATTTGATTTTTCAAATAAAGCATATGACATGTTTGGTAATTTCTATATTGATGGTAGAATTAACTATCATGTTATTATTGATAATAAGAAATTAAAAGATGGAATCCAAGAATTAAGATATGTAGATCCGCGAAAACTTAAATTAGTTCGTGAGATTGATAAGAAATCTAAAGATCCACATTCAGGAGTTCCAGTTAAAAAAGTAAAAAATGAATACTATATGTATTCAGAAAATGGTTTTGGTGGCGAAAAAGGTACTCAACAAAGTGGTACAATGGGTTATAAGATTGCAAAAGATTCAATTGCAAGAATTACATCAGGATTATTAAATGAAAATAATTCTTTAGTTCTTTCTTATTTACATCCTTCGATTAAACCAATGAACCAATTAAGGATGCTCGAAGATGCAACAATCATCTATACTTTAACAAGAGCTCCAGAACGTAGAATTTTCTATATTGATGTTGGTAATCTTCCTAAATCAAAGGCAGAACAATATCTAAGAGATATGATGACTCGTCATAAAAATAAGCTTCAGTATAATTCATCAACTGGTGAAATTACAGATGCTCGTAAGATGATGACAATGACTGAAGATTTTTGGTTCCCACGTCGTGGTGGCGAAAGATCTACTGAAGTTGATACATTACCAGGTGGTGCTTCATCTGCATTAACAACAGATGAAAACATGCAATACTTCCAAAGAAAATTGTATAAAGCGCTTAAAGTTCCTTTATCAAGATTGGAACCAGAAACCATGTATTCCTTTGGTAGGGTCTCTGAAATCACTCGAGATGAGCTTAAATTCACTAAGTTTGTAAAGCGCTTAAGATCACGTTTTTCTGATCTGTTTACCCAAGTTTTGGAGAAACAGTTAGTATTAAAAGGTATAATGCTACCAGAAGAATTTGCTGAGATTAAAAATGTAATCCGTTATGATTTCATTCAAGATAATTACTTTAATGAGTTAAAAGAAGCAGAAATTACACGTGAAAGATTAACAACACTTAGAGAAGTCGAAGAACATGTTGGTACATATTATTCAAGAGATTGGGTACGTAAAAATGTATTAGGTATGTCTGAAGACGAAATTAAGGAAATGGAAAAAGAAATTGACAAAGAAAAGAAAGCTGAGGCAGAAGCTGAAATGGAAGCAGAACCTCAACAAGGATATGATCCTAATCAGGAATTCCAACCTGATCAAGAAGAATCAAATTCGAATACCATAAATGGATAAATATAACAAAAATTAAACAAATTACGGAGCTCAACATGAAATCCTTTAATAAATTTTTATCAGAAATTTCTCATCAGGCTAGAAGTCCAGAGGAGCAAAGATTTAAAGATACTCACCAAGTACAAAAAATCGATCATCCTGCTGCTGAAGAAAGCCAATTCACTGGAGAAATTAAAGGTAATCCATCAGTAAAAAATAGAGGAGATCAAAAGGGTGAAAAAGCTAATGATTCTTATGATCCTCAACATCAAGGTCAAGCTGATGATTCTTCATTTCTTGAGTCTGCTGAAGAAGCTGATGAAGACCAACTTCACGAATTATCAAAAGATTCATTAAGTAAATATGCAGTTAAAGCAACTGCGGCTAAAGCAGCATCTAAGATGCAACTTGATAAGAAAAAGAAATCATCTGATTTAGCACATCAAGGTAAAAGACCTACATCTGTTCCAGGTAAAAAAGGTGTAACATTAGATAAAAGTCTTCAATACGATAAAACAATTAGAAAATCTCAAAAAACTCTTGCTAAAAGAGAAAAAGGTTTACAAAGAGCTGGTGAAAGACTTCTTAAAAAAGAAGAAGTTGAAACTCTAGATGAATTAAAAGCAAGAACTATTGGTTCATACATTCGTAAAGCAACAGATAATCTTTCTAGACAGAAAAGTAGTTTAGCGTCTGTTGAGAAACGGAATGCTGACTCTATGGAATATAGAGGTAAAGTTGGTGCTGGTATGAAGTCTATGGAAAAAATCCATAGAGACAATATCAAGAAAAGAGAAAAAGGACTTGATCGAGCTGATAAAGCATTAGCTAAGAAAGAAGAATTTGAAACTCTAGATGAATTAGATACGCAAGTAATGATTGAGGGTTTAGAATTAGCTTTAGATGAAGTAACACAAGCTGCTTCTAGAAGAGCTGTTAATGTTACCGGTCCTGATGGAAAAACTAGAACTGTTTATAAAAAATCTAGAGCAGTTTCACATGATGAATATGGTAATGAAAAAATTAAAACTGAAGAATCAGTTGAAGAAACAGGTGAAATCATAGAAGAAAACTTCAAACAAGGTATTTTAAAATTAAAAGATAGATCTTCTGTTATATTAAAGAAAGAAGATGCAGATATTTTAAATAAACTATTTAAAGATATTTCAAAAGCAGGTTCAAAAAAAATGTCTGAAACTGTAATGAAGAATAAAAAAGGATTTCAAGAAATCTTAAATTTTGCTAAGGAAGCAGAAAAATAATGGCTTGGGTAACGGTTCCTGGATCAAACAATATATGGGAATACGATAATGCTGCAACTGCAGCGGGATCAGATACATATGATGATGCAAATGGAACGGTAACTGCTGGTGTTAGATCATTTACTCCAAATGGCGGAAATACACAATATACTTATATTAGATGTAGAAAAGCTGGAGAAACTATAGTTCGAGGTGAGTTAAATAAAAACTATTATGATGCTAAAATACCATAATAAATATAAAAATATATAAATATAACTAGAGAAATTATAAAGGGTAGAAAATTATGAAACTAATTACAGAAGTTTATACAGAAGACGCATCTGTTACTACCGAATTAAATGAAGAGACTGGTAAAAAGTCTTATTTCATCGAAGGAATCTTTATGCAAGGCGATATTAAAAATCGCAATGGCAGAATTTATCCTTCTGAAATTCTTGAAAACGAAATGAATAGATACAATAATGATTTTGTATCGACTAAAAGAGCGTTAGGCGAACTAGGACATCCTGATGGACCAACAATTAATGGTGACAGAGTATCTCATCTTATTACTGAGATGAAGCGCGATGGATCTAATTTTATTGGTAAGGCAAAGGTTCTAAGTACTCCAATGGGTGAAATTGTTAAAACTTTCATTGATGAAGGAATTAACATTGGTGTTTCAACTCGTGGTTTAGGATCAGTAAAACCTACTAAAGAAGGCATCATGGAAGTACAAAATGATTTCCATCTTTCAACTGTTGATATTGTAACTGATCCATCTGGACCAAATTGCTTTGTTAACGGTATTATGGAAAATACTGAATATTACTATGATATTGCATCAGGTAATTGGATTGCTCAAGAAGCAATCGAAGAAATGGTGAAAGAAGTGAAGAAGGAATACAAAACAATAACTCGTAAGATCGACGAAAGTACGGCTGCGCGAATGTTTGAAACTTTCATGAACACACTTAGAAATAATTGAAGTTATAAATAATACTCAAGTAGTAAAACACATTCTTATAAGAAGGAGTAAAACATATGTCAAATGAACTAGACGAAAAGTTTGTTGCTGACCATTCGGGTGGAGACGTAGTTAAGCCAGCGGAAGCTGCTGAGCCCACTACTGCAGCCGGCGGCGCAATCAAAAAGAAAAAGGCAGACGTTAAAAAGTCTGTAGACCCTACAGCGGATAAAGTTCCAGCAACTGTTTCTGGCCAAGCAGATGGTGGTTCTCCTATGAAAGAAGATTCAGAGGTTGAAGCTGAGGATCACGTAGAAGAAATTATAGAAATTGATTCATCAATTGAACAAATGTTCGAAGGTATGGATCTTTCAGAAGAATTCAAAGATAAGGTATCTCTTGTTTTTGAAGCTGCTGTTAACGAAGCTGCTACTAAGAAAGCAGAATCTGCTATTACTGAGAAAGTAGAAGCAATGGAAACAGAAATGAAAGAATCTTTAGATACCGCAATTGATGGCATCGTAGAGAATCTTGATTCTTACCTGGACTATGTAGTCGAGGAGTGGATGAAGGAGAACGAACTTGCAATCGAAACTGGTGTTAAGGTTGAGATGGCAGAGTCGTTAATGTCTGGTCTTAAGGATCTATTCGAAGAGCACAACATCGACGTTAGTGAGGAAACAATCGACGTAGTTGGTGAGCTTGAGTCTGAATTAGAACAACTTAAGGTTACTGCAAATGAAGGTATTACTGAAAATGTAGAACTTCAAAAGCAAATTGCTGAGCTGAAAGCTGAGAAAGTATTCGATGAAATGACTGAAGATCTTACTATCACACAGAAAGAAAGATTGAAAGTACTTTCAGAGAAGTTGGATTTCTCTAACGCAGATGAGTACAAAGCAGATTTAGAAACTTTAAAAGAATCATTCTTTAAGAAAGATGCTAAAGTAACTGAAGCTGCAGACGCGGATAGCGAAGAAGAAATTATTACTGAAGAATCTGCTCAGGTTAAAAAGCCAGCATCAGATCATTATTCAATTAATGCTCTTGTTGAGGCTCTAGACGCAAGACGCAGTGCAGAAATGAAATAATTATTATTATAAATAGATCTAGAAACTTTAAATTACAAGGAGATAGAAAAAAATGACACAGTCGAACTATCAAGCACTTGTGGAAAAGTGGGGCCCAATCCTTGAGCACGAATCTTTTTCACCTATTAAGGATCAGCACAAACGTGCTGTGACAGCAACAATCCTTGAGAACACCGAGAAGGCACTTGCCGAATCTGGTGATACTCAAGTTAACATGAGCTCTCTTTTAACAGAGTCTCCAACTAACGACGTAGGTTCAGATGGTGGATTTACTGCAGGCGCTACTGCAGCTGGTCCAGGTGCTGGTTACGATCCAGTACTTATTTCTCTAGTACGTCGTGCTATGCCAAATCTAATTGCATACGATATCGCGGGTGTCCAGCCAATGACTGGTCCTACTGGCCTTATTTTTGCAATGCGTTCACGTTACACTAACCAAGCTGGCGGCGAAGCTTTCTATAACGAAGCAGACACCGACTTCTCAGGTACTGGTACACAAGCTGGTAACCTTGGTCAAGCTAATACTGATGCAATCACTACTGGTACTGGTATGTCTACAGCAGATGCTGAAGATTTAGGTGATGGTGGTACATTTGCTGAAATGGCTTTCACTATTGAGAAAGTTACTGTATCAGCTAAATCAAGAGCTCTTAAAGCTGAGTACACTACTGAGCTAGCTCAGGATCTTAAAGCGGTTCACGGCTTGGATGCTGAGACTGAATTATCAAATATTCTTCAGTCTGAAATCCTAGTTGAGATTAACCGTGAATTAGTAAGAACTATCTACACTAATGCTGTAGTTGGTGCTGCTGATACTGCTACTGCAGGTACATTTGATCTTGACGTTGATGCAAACGGTAGATGGTCAGTTGAGAAGTTCAAGGGACTTATGTTCCAAATTGAACAAGAAGCTAACGCGATCGCTAAAGCTACTCGTAGAGGAAAGGGTAACATCGTCTTGTGTTCATCAGACGTTGCTTCAGCTCTACAAATGGCTGGTGTATTGGATTACACTCCTGCTCTTAACAGCAACAACCTAGAAGTTGATGATACTGGTAATACTTTTGCTGGTGTTCTTAACGGTCGTTACAGAGTGTACATCGATCCATATGCTGGTGCAAACTATCTAGTAGTTGGTTATAAGGGTTCATCTGCTTTTGATGCAGGTCTATTCTATTGCCCATACGTTCCATTACAAATGGTTAGAGCAGTTGGTGAGAATAGTTTCCAGCCGAAAATTGGTTTCAAAACTCGTTACGGTATGGTTTCTAATCCATTCGCTCAAGGCGCTACTCAAGGTCTTGGTGCTCTTACTGATGATACTAACGTATACTACAGAAGAGTTAAGGTATCTAACTTATTCTAAGAATAAAGGTACTACAAAACTTAAAGGGAGTCGAAAGGCTCCCTTTTTTTATGTAATATATCTAAAGGTATATTAATTTTATACTTAAAAAAGTATAAATAATAGTTGACATGGACGTAAAAATGTATTATAATAAAGTATAGTGCATTTATAATAAGGAGAATTATGCCAGAACTATATAACACACCCAACCTTGATGAGTTGGAAAAAGGACCTTGGCCTTCCTTTGTAACAGGCCTAAAACGATTAGCACAGGACGATCATGCCGGTGCAGCACAAGTTAGAGATGTTTTAGCAACACTTGAAACATCTTATGTAACTAAAAAAGGATATTGGAAAGGTGGTACTGTCGGTGTCGTAGGATACGGTGGAGGAATTATTCCACGTTTCAACGAACTAAAAGACGAGAACGGTGACTACAAATTTAAAAATGCTGGAGAGTTTCATACTCTAAGAATACAACCACCAGCAGGTATGCATTATACATCACAATTATTAAGAGATCTATCTGACATGTTTGTCGATAACGGTGGATCTGGATTGATTGCTTTTCATGGTCAATCAGGTGATATTATGATGCAAGGAGCAGATGAAAAAGGTGTACAAAAGATTTTTAACGCGCTTAATGATTACGGTTTTGACCTTGGTGGCGCTGGTCCTGCTGTACGAACTGGAATGGCTTGTGTGGGAGCATCTCGCTGTGAGATGAGTAATGCTAATGAGCAAGGTATTTTAAGAACATTAGTTAATGCTTTCTTGGACGATATGCATAGACCTGCTCTTCCATATAAATTCAAATTTAAAGTATCAGGTTGTGCCAATGACTGTATGAACTCTATTGAAAGATCAGATATGTCAACAATTGGTACATGGAGAGATGACATC